TCTCAATCTTAGGCACATATGCCTGCGTTTCTTTAGGAAGCAGATGCGAAATATCGTCATAGGACTCGCCATCAACCCGGTCCAGCAGCTTCCCTATCCTGCCCGCACCGGCGTTATAAGCCGCCAAAGCAAGCCTTAAATCCCCAAACTTCTCCCAATCATCAAGAATCTTACTGGCCGCCGCCTGCCTACTAGATTCAGGGTCGAAAGGGTCTTCCAACCCGTAATCCTTAGCCGTTGCATCGGTAAATTGGTATGGGCCTTTTGCCCCGGCTTTTGATATAGCCTTGTCGTTACCGCCGCTCTCAACTTGACGAACGGCGTCTAGAAGTTTGTTTATAAATACATCGTCGGGGGTGTTAGATGGAGTTTGATTGGCTTTTTCGCTTGGCTGTTGCCGGGCTATTTTTTTATTTGTGGTTGATTGACCAGAACTTGAAAGAGCTTGTTCGCTCAACAAAGGAGATTGCGCGCCGGTTGGAAGCAGTTCTTCCGACCCAGTCTGAGAAGGAGCATCAGGCGTTCCTTTATATGAATAGCTATCCGGAGAATCAGACGGCGCAGCAAGCCGCCCAAAAATAGATGGGGCCTTCTCTCCCGCCGCTCCAAAAATAGAGCTACTTTTGGAAAGGGTCCTAAGTCCCGACCCTACAGCATTCTTGCCCGTGCCTGTTGATGCAGCCCCAAGCGCAGCTCCCGCCAGTAGCCCTAACGGCCCTCCACTAGTTGCCCCAACAGCGCTACCTATTAGCGTAGGAGTTGTTAGTACGCCCCCACTTGTCCTAAGCGCTTGTCTCAATCCCTTAATCGGGTTTGCTGCCTCATCTAGGCCTGCGGTTCTTCTAGCTATCGGCTCAAGAATTTTCCATTTTGCCAACTCTCGGTTTAGAGGAATAACCTCTGGAGCCGCTTCTTCAATGGTCTTTTGAATATCATGGTATAACGACCGATTAAATAAGTTGGAAATTGTTTCTCCAAACTTATATTTGTTACCGATAGCGATCTTCTGTTGTTGGAGAAATTCCAGCGAGCCTTTGCCATGATTTTTTATTCCAGCTTCTAAGCTAAGGACATCGGATAAGTAACGCTCTACCTCGTCAGCCGGGATTTTGCCACTTTCTAGCAGTGACAATGTTTGGTCAAATTTTGGCTGTATTTTGCCTGTGTTGGCGGCTCTAATTACGCCCCCTATTTTGTCCCCAATCTCTTTTTGTTTATCAAATACCGTCGCGAGAACTTTTTGACCGTCCCGCCCCGGACCCAACTGACCGGAATCAATAATATCGTTCAATGCCGTCGCGGTTTTTGACTCTACTGCGTCGTCCACTATGTCCCATATCCCCGCTTGGACTAGCCCTTTTTTGTAGTCCGACGCCGTAGCTCCCAGTGCTGACCGTTGAGTTGCTTTCCCAATCTTGTTTAACGCGGGCAAGTACTTTTCTGCTGCCAATAATGGTGTGCCTATAGCCGTCGACCATAGCGCCCCTGATGTTGCCCCTTCTGCGGCTCCTTTCGCTCGTTCCGCCAGTCCTCCTTCTGCGGCATCAGCTCCATACAAGGCGCCTATCCCGCCGCCTTCAAGGGCAGTCAGCCCGATTTTCCCAGGCAAGGAAGTTGTTAGTTTTGCTAAGCCAGGCGCGGGCAATGCTAACGCACCGCCAAGTTGCACTGCGGGAGTTGCTATACCTCCAAACTTACTGCTTTGCTTATTAAATGCCTCTTGGTAATCGCGCACCTCGTTAAGTCGCTTTTTATACGAGTCTGTTAGGTCGCCCCCTTTTAGCTTGTCGACTACGGCGCTGCCTCCTGCAACTATTTCATCCCCAAAGGGAAGAAATTGACTAAGCCCACCGACTCCGACTCTTGCAGCTCGTTGTAAGGATGATGTGTCGTCGCCACCAGTAAGTTCGTTTACCCCCGGTGCGAATGAAAACAAATTGTTAGAGCCTCCCTGCCTCTCCAACGCCAACATCTGCGCATCAGAAATGATATCCGGAAGCCCCGCGCTGAAATCCAGAGACGATCCACCTCCCCCGCCCGAGTTCCCCCTATTCGCCTGATTCTCAAGCGCGGTCATTTCCTCATCAGATATGATATCCGGTAGTCCCATTACGGTTTCCTAACCCATTGTCCTTGAATTTTCTCGTATGCCTGCCCGTTTAGAATCTTGATGTTTGGTGCAGGACTAGAAATACTTAACCCTCCAGGTAATGGCATAGTTTGCTGTGCTTCTTGATATGGCTCCAACTGCGCTGCTTCTAGATATGTGACTCCATCTGGTAGGCCCATTCTTTGAGCCTGCCCCATATAAAACTCTCTAGACTGATTAAACTTTGCTCCGTATTCATTATAACGTCTTTGGGCAATTCGGATAATTCCCTCTCGCACGTCTTGAGGGAGTCTAGTTTTACCGGTCAGAGCGCCGTCAATAGCGGCTATCCACTGGGAAGGGATAGACCCCGATTGTCGCACGGCCGCTTGCTCCCCTTCTCTAACAGCCATACCCGGCTCAATAGCCTGAATAGCACCGCGCACTAGTTCCAGGTCACTTGTAGAACTTGGGTCTAATATCGCCTTTTTCATGGATTTTAAACCAATATCAGAGGTAACAAAAGATTGAACCTCTCCTAGGCCTTGAAACTCCTTTCTAAGCGCTGATAGCCTATCTTCATTCTTTTGAGGCTTATCAAGCACGTCAGTTTTAAAGGCATCTCGGGCAAGGGTCTCATCCCCTTTATACTTGCGCAAATAGTCCTCATACCCGAGCCTTAAAGCTGGTGACCCCGGTGCTGCTGAAGTGCTATTTTGGGCAGGGCTAGCGGGCTCGGCTAGGCTTCCCTCCTGGCTAGCTGCTGAGGCCGTAGGCTGCTTTCCGCCCATAATTTCATTTAGCAGCGCCAAGCTATCCTTTGCTCGATAGGGATTCGAGAAAATACCCTTTATTGACTCCCCGGCTATCGTCTTTTGTAAGTCCTGCCCTGAAGCGCGTTGAGCTTGTTCCGCCTCCAGCTTTCTACTTAAGTCAAATATGGACCGCGCCTTAGACACGCTTTTAAACACGCTGTCGTTAATGCCTTCTGGCTTATCACCGCCACCAAACAAATAATCCTGCGCCAGCTGATTTTGCTTAGAGGTGTAGCTATTCCCAAGATTCTTTCCGAAGCCCCCAAGGAGTCCGGCGACAAAACTGCCGAGTGCGGTTTCTCCAATATCATATTTACCACTCCCGGCGGCCTGCATCATTAGATTGCCGACGTTGCTACCGGTATCACTTAGAAAGCCGTATGGATTTGACTCTTCCGCTGCCTTATCGGAAGCATTTAACGCTGATAATATTAAGCTTAAATCATCTGCCATAATTTAACTCCCTGGTACTGTGCTGCCAAAAGGTGCTGGTTTAGGGCGTGGGCCACCGCCGCCACCACCACCACCACCGCCGCCAGCGGCTGCTCTTGCTTTCGCAGCTTGATCAGCCTGAAACTTTTGCTGGTCATTCTGCAAATCAACCTGCGTCTGATATCCCTTTTCCGTAAGATACTTGTTCATTAATTGCCCAAAGATATTCTCAACGTCAGGCTGATTATACGTGCCGGACTCAAAGTTCTGAAAATTCGGCTGATACAGTCCCGATTGTCCAACAGCGCCCAAAGTGCCTAGTCCTCCGACAAAGGCCCCAAGGCCCCCGATATTGTTCTGTTGCCTTTGTAATGCAGTACTAGTGCCCATTTCCACTGCTTGCTGCTGAGCCGCATCGTATCGGTCATTCCAGGTATTGTTAAAATCCCGAGTTACGTTACTGTAGGCTTCGCTGCCAATTGGGATACCTCTATTAGCAAGGGTCTGCTCCACTTGCTCCTGCCCTCTCCTTTTCTCATCCCCGAAGCGGCTCGTGAGTCGTTTAAAAACCGCCTCCTCTAACGCCGGGTCGCTATACCCCGACTGTGGTCCTGCCGCATCTACAAAGTTGCCGTACTTATCTTTAATAAGCGTGTTTAAAACCGCGTTCGAATCAATAGCATTATGCTGAACGCCCTCAAGTACTTTTTTGTTTTCTGGAGACAGCTCGGTTGTGACTGTTGGTTGCCCTGTAACTGGGTCTACAGTTACCGTTTTCGACCCAAAATCATTAACCTCATTAGGGTTCTTAAGAACAGTCTCTGCTACAGTCCCATGCTTTGAAACATCATTAACCTCATTTATAATGTCTTTCGAGGTTGATTCTGGCGTTAAAACAGTATTCGTATTCGGCGCCGTCCGATTTTCATTGGTCTGCGCGTCATAGACATTTTTGTCAGCCTGCGCTTGAGTTTGTTGACCGGAGTTTGTCAACTGCTGCTGCTTCCATTTTTGAGACTGAAGCGCAGGGGATAGTCCCAACACCTCTTTCTCTCTCCTGGAATACTCATAATTCGCCTGCGCCTGATTGATAGCCCCAGAGTCTACTTGTTTTTGTAGCTGTGCCTTTGTATCGTCAAGAAACGCCTGCCCGTCTGGGGAAAGTTGAGATGGTGGAGCTGTGTCTAGGCCGACGGGAGAAGTGGCCATTTGTTCGGGTGTTGTAGCGGCTGGCGCTGCTGGAGGCGCTGCTGTTGGATCGCCCGAGCCACTAAAAAGCTGTCCTTTTTTCGGGCCATTTTCAGCACGCCAATGGTTCCCCTGAGTTCTAAACCAAATCGTTCCATCGGCGTCAGTTACCTTATCACCAGGCTTATATTTGATTGCTGTGTCTGCAGGTGCAGCTGTAGTCTTTTTGGCCATTAGTAGCGCCCTCCTTCTTCTATGACGGCTTCAAAGCCGGTAATTTCGTTCTTTTCCCCTGCGGGTGTTTTCTTAAACACGTAACTTATATGACGCCCTATACCTGCCGGTGCTAACTCACAAACCGCGGCTATACCACTACTTACGGGACAATTCCGCGAATCTGTAGAACTAAGAGTGTCATCGTCTATAAACTCTGACTTGATGCCGCAGGTTGCTTTGAGTTGCAAAGAACCCGATAGGTCTTTGCCTACCAGCCGCACATGCTTAGAGTGCTTCTGTGTTTGCAAACCAAAGTCAAAAAAAGGCGTGCGCCAATCTGGTTTTGTGTCTTCGTTGCTTGAGTTGACTCCCTCCCCAGATTGTAACGGTATTTTATACACTCCGTTACTCGCCTCTGAGTAGTATAGATAGCCCTCGTAGCCAATTGCAGATAAAACTTGCCCTTGTACGCCTATGGAGGACCAAGCGCCCCGCTCGTAGTTCAGTACAAAAAACCCGTGCCGTGACGGGAATATACTGGTGTCATAAGTAACAACGTACATAAATGGCTCTTGAGGGTCTAGCCGCATCGACCATATATAATTCAGGTACTTCCCGAGCTTTCTTGAGATCTGAACATAGGACTGCTCCGGTAAGGAGCCTCCTAAAACACTCGAAAACGCTACTAGTCCTTGTCTTGTGGCGATTAGCACTTCGGAGCCAAATTTCAATGGCGCAGCTGCTACCCCTCGGGACGTAATGGGGAAAAGTTCTGGTATTCTCAGCCGTGCTATCAGCGTCCAATTAGTTGCTGCCGGATAATCCCCTGAGTACACCAGTATCTCACCCGTATTGTTACCTATGCAGAATAGCTCCTCATTGCTAGTGCCCTGGTTGTATGTAAAGCTGAATCCGTATGTTAGGTGCGCATTATTATCGAGTATCGAAGAATAATCTACTCCAGTCATTGCGCCTGATATCGCGTCTACCCCGCCATACCAGACCTTAGCCGTTAATGCCGCTATATCGTTTTCAATAAAATACATGCGGCTTTTGTAACTGAACCCCCACACCACATTAGCTAGAGTTGGACCAGTAAATGTGGTATCAGCGCAATTTGCTTCGGTAATAAGATTATAAACTGCTGGAGGTCTAGCAATAGAAAAAAAGAACATTCTATTGTTGAACTGGCACGCATGATGCGGACTATTAATTAGCGTTGCTGTGCCCGTAATATTCGTAGGGGTTGTATCAGAGCCGTCATCCAAACGCTCAATTGTCGGTGTTGGTGAGCATAAAAATAGTCGTTTAGCTCCGGCAATGTTGTAACCAGTGTACATGTGATCTGGGACAGAGGAAGCCGTGACAAGCGTTGCCGCCGCTCGTTCCCTTATCCCCCAGTCGTATATAAAATAATTATGCAGCTTCCGCGCTTCCGTAGGCAACAGCTGGCTCGGATTTGCAATAAGATTTAGCCCGTCTATAGGAGCGGGAATAAATGTTGCCTGCGTAGTTTTTGCCTGTCCACTCATTACTTGCCTCTATTGCCGAAGACTGACGTAACTTTCTTAACAACTGGTTGCGGCGGTGGTTGCGCTTGTTGCGGGGGCGGTTGTTGAGCAGGCGCTTGTTGAGGCTGCGGGCTTTGTGCAGGACTTGCCGGCTGCGGACTTTGCTGAGGCTGCTGTTGTGGCGGTTGTTGTTGTTGTTGAGGCGCCAAGTTAAAGAAGCCTTCTTCTGCGCCACCTTTGCCTTGGTTGGGATTTTTTACCCCATATACCTTATCTATGGCGGCCCTATAGGCATCAGCATCAGCTGCGCTAATTGTGCCGTTTCGATACTGTTGCACGATGTTGCCGTAAACTACGTCTCTACCGCCCATTTTATCGTATATGCCCTTAAGATTCCCTTGCGGGTCTGAGCTGCTTAGTACCGCATTGGTGAAGTATCCTACCATATCGGACACCTGTTTTTTGTTCCCACCGCTTATCATTGCGACAATCGCGGGGTTAAGTTCCCCTACTACCTCGCTAGCACGCTGGTCTGCGAAATCAACATTGTAAGGTTTTTGGCCATTAGGTAGTACAAAATGCCCATCTTTACCGACATCAAATTGAGTTCCATCGTTAAGGGTAAGTTTGAAATCCTTATCTAACACGCCTTGCTTTTGTAGATTTTTCCTTATTGCGTCGCGTGTGAGCTGATCCTTATCTTTGTTACCTCCAATAAATCCCAGCGCTAGACCTACCACAGCGCCAACGGCTGCCCCAATCACGGTGCCCCACGGACCTGCATATGACCCATACATTGCGCCATATGCGGTCATAGCTCCTGCGCCAACGGCTGCACCTGCGGTTGCCCCTCCTACAGGGTCTTTCTTATTATCAGATAGATTGTTGTATAATTGGTAACCGCCATAAGCTGCGCCCGCTATTCCTGCGGCAGTCCCTAAGGTGCCTGCCAGACTGCCAGTAGCGGCTTCACCTGTGGGAGCTATTAACGTGCCCCCGTCAGCGGCAGTACCTACTGCTGCATATCCGGCTGGGACTTGTGCCCCTGCGGCAATAGTAGCGGTTCCTCCTGCGTCCAAAGCAATCGGCGCTGCCGCGGTACTACCTATTCCTAAAGCGCTTTCAGTTGCGGATGGTGCCGATGTTGCAAATGCACCCCCTGTGCTAGCAGCAGATGTCCCAGCGGTGCTGGCCGCCTGAGTGCCAGTCGTTGCCGCACCACCCGTTCCAAACATTCCCCCCAGACCTTTAACGCCTTCCTTAATTCCGGAAACAAAGCCGCCGGGGTTTTCGGCAAGGGCTTGCCCAGCTCCGTATGCTAGACCGGCGCCCCCTATCGCCCCAACTGTTCCTAGTAGCCCTGGTGTGCTTGGCTTTTTAGGTCGTAATCCAGCGTCTTCATAGTATTGCTGAGCGGCCTTTGGGTCAGGCACGTAAATGTCTTTATATGGGTCATATACATAGCCCGGCTGTTCTCCAAACTGTGCATAAGCTGGTCCAGTTCGTGGATATTTTCCGGGGTTTTGGGCGCCTGGACTTCTACCGCCCCAATCGTAGGTATAGTTTGCCATCTCAGAAATCTCCGTCGGGCAATAGTGGATAGTTAACGCCCATACTTAAGGGCTGGCCTAGTCGTAATATCTTTCCAGGATTCCAGCGTGAAGCAGCTCCGTCTTTAAGCTGTTCGTACTCCCCAAGTAAGTCTTCATAGGCCAAACCTCGAGCGCGCAGGAATCGCCACTTTAGGCCCGCTATCATGATTTCATCATCGAAATGGCATAGGTCTGAGTCGGTGACCAATGTTTCGTAGGATTGAGGCTGAAAAGTCCAGGTAATTAAGTTATCTGATACAGTGGTCTCTGTAAATCGCGGTGAAAAGCTTCCAGATATGCCGGCTTCGAGAACCTGCCAAAACAAGCTGCTATACGTTAGATGAGTATCAGCAGAGTAAGCTTTTAGTGCAGTCCACCCAGCAAACGGATAATATTTCCATACGCAGGTGCCATCGGTTATGCTAGATCCAGTGCCACTTGGTCCGCCCGCTCCGGCAGAGACTCCGCTTGTGATACACTTATAATACACCCCACCGTTCGACACATAACTGCCCGCGGGGTATGCAGTGGTAATCGTCCATGCTGTGGGAGTTAAGGCCCTAAGTACTAAAGAGCCGTCGATTCCTATCCCATTAGCCATATTTGGAGCAAATGTTCCTCCTGCCTCGGCCCCTGAATCGGTTTTCTTATAATTGCGCCCAAATGACGACCGCCAGGTGTTTTGTGATACGGTTTCATTAGCGGTCCATAGCGGGGGAGATAGCCAAGACTTAGTTATATAGTCAAACGTTATTCTTTGCCCAGCGTCTGCGTCTCCCGGTATTTTATCTAGTTCTATTTGGCCGCGCCCATCATTAGGATTTTCTGCGCCCATGACTCGAAACGCTACCCTCGTGTTTGCTGACCCAACACCATAGCGCACGGCGTTGGCTTCGGAGTCTGTCAGTGAGCTATAGACGCCCCATGAAGTTCTACTGTCGTAGGGGGTTTGGGGTAGTATAGTGTAGAAATCTTGTGGGAGCTGATAAGTGCGCTTGTTTGCTTCTAGAATTAGAGAATGCTGTCTTTTAAGCTGCGTCCATACTCGAGAACTACGAAGTTCTCGACCAGTGGCATAGAACAGATTTAACAGCTGTAGGGTGGAGGTATCAGTAGCCCCAACTAATGCCGTAGGGGCGGGAATATTGCCCTCATAACAGGCAGTCTGAACAAGTTGTAACGCGGTTTGCCCCACACAAGCCTACCCATTGGTTAAGTTTCGTCTTTAATTATCAGCCAGTTATAAGCGGCATTGTTTGCAGAATCCGGGCAATCAAGGTCAAAACTAACGCCGTTTACAATGTTAGTTGCCCAACAAGAGCCTTGGTCATTGGTCGTTGTCCCAGTTCCATCACTAGTGGCAGACAGGAAAATTCTCGCGCCAGTAGAAGCGCAAGTTGTGGATACTGTAACCGCTGTGGTGCCGTTTGCTGTAGCAGTACCCATACAAGCACTTGCAGCAGTGTTGTCAGGAATCTTAAGTGTTCTTCCGCTAGTATCAAAAGTAAGGTTGCCGCTAAGTTTGAGGCTATTGCTTAGCTGCCTTGCCCATTGTGGCTTTATACCTAGTGCTATTAAGTCCCGTGCTCCATCTCCCGGAGCCGCATATACCGGAGAGCTTCCAACTAATACTGCTGTAATCAATCCTAGAATCTTTTTCATGCTGCCGCTTCCTCGTTTATTGTTTCTACGGTCTTTTTCTTGCCCTTGCTTGCAACCTGAGCTTGAAGTTTATAGAGCTCATCCTCCATTTGCTTCATTCTTTCGGCTTGCTTGCGATTTTCCTCAATGACCATCAACATTTCTTGCTTACTATCTTGAGTTGGGTTTTTACTGTTTATGTGCCAGCGCGCCTTTTCCCTTAAATCCTTTCCTCCTGGCCCAAGTTTAAATAGCTCGTGGTCTTGAAAAGCCGTAATTTGATCTACTGTTAAAATACCGCTCTGAAGCAACTGAACCTTTTCCCATTCGCTGATAGCTTCCCATGATTCAAGCGGCGTTTCGTCAGTCTCTTGTTGAGACTTAAACCGCTCATAGAGCCGCTGGGTCGAATACTTTTGCTTGTCCGACATGTCCCGAATTTTGCAAGTGTATTCAGTAAAAGGGTCGTTTCTAAATCCAACCATTTCATGGGGCTTCAAGACCTCCCGCTTTTCTTGTTCCGTCGCTTTCGCATCGTAAAGCTTATGGATAAAAAACCGGGCTGCTTGAGTCCCTATGTTTCCCGTTACTGCTTTTAAAACTCCTTGGTGAGTCGTGCCCTCCCCCACAGTGGGCATTTTAAAGCCTTCTGGCGCACTCATTTAGTTACTCCTAGTCTTGTTGGTTAGTGCTTAGTTCACAAGCGGCATAAGCGGCAGTTGCAGCCTGCGCGCCACCGTTATTAGTCGTAAGCTTAATGCCTTGAACTAAGTCAGTATATGTGTCGTCGATTACGCCGGCTGTAGTTGTGGTCCCGATTTTAACATCAGCAACACAACTTGCAGCGACTAGCACTGAACAACTTCCTGGGCCAATAAATACCCAGCCATGTGTATAAACGGTAACTCCATTTACAACGACGGGAGCCGCAAACGATACTTGCGCTACCCCAACCTTTGTTGGCTCGGCGCCAGAGATTGCTGTAGTAAGTTCCGCGATTGTATAGTCGTCGTCTATTTTTACACATGCGTATTGAGCCACTGCCGCACTTGCCTTTACATACATGTAGCGCCCATTCTCAAACTGCGAAATGGAGCCAATTTTCTGCTCAGGGGTGGTGCTGGTATTTGTTGGATTCTGTCCAACTAAATCTAATGCAAATGCCATTTTTTTACCCTCTATTAAGAATCAAACATTACAAACTGAAGCTTAGGCGCTGAGCAGGTCATATTACCCATCCAGATCATCAGCTTTACTTTTACTTCTTGGTTGATGCTTTGAACTTCAGGCAATGGCTCGAAGTTTGCATCTTTGTGTACTCGAAGTTTAAGGAATCGAGTATTCAACCCATAAGTTAGGTCAGTTTGCACTTGAGTCTGTCCACCGTAGTTAACCCCACCGCCCATAAATACGGGGATGCCCTTGTACCTTAGGGTTTGGAATCCAGCTTCTACCGTAGACCCTTCTTTCTGAACCACTTGAAGCGCGTCTAATGCAGTTTCAAGCATCTGATAGTGGCCTTGTCCTTGATAAAGGATTTTTGCTCTATCCTGCCCTCTAGTAGTGCTGTTAATGCAGTAGTCTAGGTATGGCCTGATGTTGGCTGCGGTAGTGGCTGCGCCGCCTGGAGCCGGTGCGGTGGAATCGTTAACAGCATCAAACTTGAAGTTTCTATAGAACGCCCCAGCGGTTGTAGAGCGATCAATTCCACCTACAGTGCCAGAAGAAGGAGTTTTAGAAACGATTAGCTTAAGTCCGCCAATCTGTAATCCACCATCGCTTGTGCCGTCTGATAGTATATCAGACTGGTAGTAGTTTTCGGCCGTATATTCAGCGGCTTTTACCCGAGAGGTCATCAGCTTGATAACACCTTCGGACCCTGAATTCATTCTTTCTTCACGTCCGTTAATGACTACCGCGATTGCGAACTGTTTCCAGTCGAATTCGGCTGAAGTCATTACAGGATTAACAGAGGTATTTAATGCTTGACCCCCGTAGTACCTCATGAATGTATCGTTTTCATCGAAGAACATTTCTTCAATGATAGACCGTCCGCCGCTCTCTAGTTCAAGCGCGTCATATTTCTCTATTGATGCTACTAGAGGGTTGTTATTAGAGATATTGTCTCTGAGCACCTTTTGCCGCCGGCGCTGCATCGCGGTGATATATTCGCTTAATCCTGGTTCTGCCATGGTGTTTTAAGCCATGGCTTTAACCATGGCCCCTTAATGTCTACTAAACTCTGCCAATATGGCCTCTGCAGATTCCCGCACTGACTCGCCTCTTTTGGCTTGCGACAATGTAGGAATCGTTCCATTCCCCCGAGGGCGAACAGACACAGAAGCTTGCTTAATTCGTTGAATTTCGTCTTGTGGCGTGAGTCTCGTATTCATCGGGGAAGGACTTCCGGCATCGGCTAACTGAGAACGGTGCGTTACAACTGCCCGCCTAGTTGCCTCTGCAACAGAAATTTCCGGATGGGTCTCCCGGTGATACTTAACGAGTGGCTGCACCCGCTGTAAAAACGTATCGTCCCACAATTCAGGATACTTATAGGTACCTGTTTGTAGGTCTCGTTCATTTCGGAGCTGTGCTACTTCATTAACAGCATTTTGCAATGCCATCTGTGACCTAACACGCTGCTCTCTCTCTTCTAGTTTGCGTTCGAATTCATCAGTTGTCAATAGATTTGCTGGAATATGTTGTTGCACTTGGTGATTTTGCTGCCCGGCAAGCTGGTCTGGTGTTATTCCTAAGTTCTGAATAATCTTCTGAACTGTTCCAACTGGATTTTCCTTTAGGTTCTTCCAAGTGGCAAACATTTCCCCCAGGAATTGGGTCTCTGTAAACCCGCTTTCATGGATCAGAGGAACATAATGCTGCATCAGCTGGTCTACCTGCTGATACTTCTGGACGTACCTAGAGGCTTCCTGAAGCCGCTTGGTCATGTTTGATTCCATGCCATTCCAGAACTCAAGAGCTTGGGCCTGAACCGGTCTTGGAAGTTTGTGAAATTGTTCCTTATACTCTACCGGGAACCTCTGCGGCGGCTCTAGGGGAGGTTCTGAAGCTGCTTCCTTACCGGACTCTGTTTGGAGCTGCGAGGCGTCAACGATTTGTCGCTTTTTTGGCCGTTTGGAATTGGCGAGAATTCTTGCCGCTTCTGAGGTGTCAACAGCGGGTTCCTTGCTTTTCTTAACCGCTGTCCCCTCATTTGTTCTGTCTGTTTCAGTTTCACCGCTAAGCTCCTCTAGTACGGCCCGGGCTGAATCTTCAACGCTTTCAGCGCCGTCTGAATCTTGCTCAAGCTCCAGTTCATCATCATTCTCTAGGTTTTCCGTCATCATCGAAGTATCTTCTGTCATAATTATAGTTCTCCAAGTTGTTATTTATTATTTTGCATCGCTCACGGTCTAATTCAGATAAAGGGGCCATATTATCTCTCACTGCATAATAAGCCCGTGCTGCGTCTTCTTCCAGTTGCGCCTTGTAGTCGTATGACTCATAGGTATTTTCCTGTTTAACGCGGTATCCCTTATCCTTTTCAATGTATCCCGCTCTCTTATAGTGTCTCCGAAGTTCTGCCTTGCTAGTGTATATTTTCCCATCCACCATGCTTTCTATGCATATCTCATCTGGAATTACTCCATGAGTCTGCACAGAGGACTTTTTCTCATAAGGCACAAGCTTCCCTGTTTCTTTGTCTATTTTCCATTTCCCCCTGCTCATATTAAATCCAATGCTGCTGCAATTAACCAATTACGCCTTTCCCTTTCTTTTATTAATTCCTGCCTTTCTTTTTTTTGTTTCTCTAAATATCGTTGATATTGCTGCTCCATTTCTGCTATGCTGTGGAGCTGCGCTTGCCTTATCTTTTCTTGTTCTAGCTTATATTCTTGCCATCTTCTATCAAGCTCCCCCTTCTGGGCCTGCCACTGCTCGAACGCTTCTAGCTGCAACTCATTTGCGATCCGCTCTTGCTCCTTTAAAGTCTGAACAAGTTTCTCGGCGGTATTAAGTGTTGTCTTGGTAGCATTAGCCAGCACCCGTTTAAGTCTCTTTTTATAACCCTCTTTCTTCCCAAGTGGTGCCGCTGGGATCTGTACCGCCCTATGAGGTCTATAAATAGGCTTGAAAAAGAATACTAAGCTCATCTCTTTTTTAGTGTCGCTTGTATATCTGCCACCACATTCCAATAATGTTTTATAGCAAAAGCTCTTGCCTCTTCTGATTTTAGCTGCCAATGAGGGTCTATGCCGGCATAGATAACGGTATATTCAAAATCTACGTCCGCTAGGTAATGTTCTAACTTGTTCATTTTCCTAAAGTTTTTATCTAAATAGAAAAACGATTCTTCAACTATAGCCCTTACATGGGTAGGGTCTTGCCAAGCTCGATTATTCTTCCCATAAGGAGCAATAATAGTAGCAGTCCCACCAACTTTAAGAATACGATACAATTCGGTATAGAAATGACACAAATTTGTTACATGTTCGATATAATGTGAACAATGAACCTCATCTGCATAATTATCCTCAAATGGCCATTTCTCGCTTAAATCAGCTTCTATATCTACCGATGGTGTTTTAAACTTATCAACGCCTAAAAACCCCTCCCGCTTATTATCGCCACATGCTAAATCTAGTTTAACTAAATCACTCATTTACCACACAATGTCTGAATTAATATCATAATGCCCCACCTTCACCTTTGAACTACAACCCACCTTAGCACCAATGCTTAGTGCATTATGAAAAAAATATAAGTCCTGTGTAAACGCCTGCGCCCCTTGCCCTGGTTGATAAACCTGTCTAGTTTCAAAAAGCGGTTTGTCTGGGAACTTCTCTTTCATTTTTCGTAAAAATTCCATCTTAAATAAGGTGAACCCCATGCCTAAGCCATTGCATTGTGTCACTGTATCAGGCTGCGGAATTTGTGGGACAAAATCTAATGATCCATGTTTCCCATAGCACATGGGCTGCCCAGCTTCGCCTTTCGTCCAATACAGCGCCCCTAATGCATCCCACTGCTCGCCGTCTTCTAATAATTTCAATAGAGCATCAGGGGGTATTGTATTATCTTCTTCTAACGTTACAACATAGCGCCACTTAGATAACTCTGGATGCGCTAAAATCATGTCTATGGCTGATGAATACGCCGCCCCTACTTCCATCCCTATCATGAAAATACGAGTGAATTTCTGGTTCATGGGAGTCATCATAGTCAGCCAGTTTTGAACTACTTTCGCTGGAATAACCCCCCGTGTAGGAATTATGCAAATAGTCGATAAATCCTCATAGGAACGGGCCTTCTCTAACCTAGTGATATAATCACTCTTGTTATGAATGCCCTCAAAGTCCTGAATTACTATTTGCGGTTGAGCCATACATCCTTAGGCTAAAAACATTATAGGCATACGTCGATCATGAGCTGCCGCTGAACACGTAATCGCACTTGTATTAATTGTTGACGGCATTAACCATTGATTAGAATCTGCGGCATTAGTTGAAGATGTGCTAGAAAAAGCCCCCATCCATTGATCCCATGGCCCTGTGGAGCTTGTAGCATTCCCGAACTCATTATTGTAAGTATTGCCCTGGACACCATGAGAGATAGCTAATGGGTTTGCTCCCGCTGATAAACTATGCATCCCCACAACAATAAAATACTGATTAGCAGGTAATGAAAACCCCCCGCCAGCTTGATAGAAAGGCATTAGTTTAGGGCCCGTCATTGCAGCGGTTGAGTTAACGCTACCAACAGAAATAATAGAGTTCGATCCTGAACCTGTCCAATAAGACACCTGAATAGAGGTAGCCGAGCTTTGGGTATAATGAATGCCCGCTATAAAAGATGAGATTAAGCTAAAAGTATCAACGTTCTTGGTGTAAATCCCAAAATAATTTCTTACCGTAGCTGTTCCAGTACCCGCTGCTCCAGTATTTACTGAAAATATGCCTCTGATTTTACTCACAGTAATGGGCACATTAACAGGATAAGGCTGGATATAGTAACTCATAGTGCTGTGAGTCGAAGCACCATTTGCGGATGTGGACCCACTATATAACGTAGATGCTGCCGTAGACCATCCCCACGGTCCTATAGGATAACGACTATAGGTGACACTATCTGCCCCCATTATGGTTACAGTTCCACTGCTGGCTCCATTAGTCGATTGACTAAGAGTAATGCCACCAGTGCCTACAAATAAATACTGACCGCCGCCGCCTTCCACTGTGCCCGTAGTGCCGAGAGTATTCCCACCAGTTGAAACACCTATGTTAATCGCATTAACAGACGCTGTAATGGTCGAACCATTAAGACCAAACGACATATTATTAGTATTAGAAAAAACAACTGAGCCAAGGTTATTTGAAGTTGTCCCAGCGGAAAAATTCACTGGGCTAGCTGCCGCTGTCCCCCCTGACAAAACAATAGCATTACCAGAATAGCCAACTGATATGTTCCCAGCTCCACTAAAGCTTACAGTTCGAGCATCAAAAGTAGAGCTAGAACTTTGTCCGGTAGTGTTCCCAATGGCATAATTCCCTAAAGTTTGATTGCTCTGAGTAGCAGAAACTCTCAATGTTGAATTACTCCAGCCTACTGAAATCATGCCAGCGCCATCGATGCTTAACGTTCTAGCATCATATGTGCTGCTAGAGGATTGCCCTGTAGTGTTCCCTACAGCGTAAATACCCCCTGTTTGGTTCGTTTGGCTTGTTATCCCATTATGAGACCCGACAATTGTATGTGACCCACCGGCCCCGGTGGACAATGACAACGTTACTCCGTTCTGATTTGTAAATGCTAATCTAGCTACGGTCGCGGAAGTCGCATTATCTGATGCAGTCCAGCTGCTATTAGTAACAGTCGGAACGGTATAACTACCAACAAATGAGCCGTTAGATGTATAAAAGGATAAGCCGTTTAGATTCCCAAACGTTGCAGTTTGAAAAGCAAAGCTTCCATTAGAACCACTTAATGCCTGATTACTTTGAGAAGTTAAAGCATTATGGCTGGCATAAATACCTTGCGTGCCTGTGCTAAACGATACCCCATTAGAATCTGCAAATGTAGCTGTTTGGAAGGTAAAGCTTCCATTCCCAGCGGATAACGCCTGATTGCTCTGGCTTGTGAGAGCATTGTGAGACCCTACTATTGTATGAGAACCACCGGCCCCACTAGATAGAGAAAGAGTCACGCCGTTTAGGTTTGTAAACGCAAGTCTTGCCACCGACCCGGATGTGGCATTATCGGAAACGGTCCAAGAGCTATTAGTAACAGTCGGGACAGTGTAGCTCCCTGTAATAGCGCTACCTGCGGACGTCCCGAAACTCATCCCATTAGCATTAGAAAAGCTTAAAGTCTGAAATGCGTAGCTACCGTTTGCCGCGCTAACTGCCTGGTTGCTTTGTGAGGTTAGAGCATTATGACTAGCATAGATACCTTGAGTCCCTGTGCTGAACGATACCCCGTTGGAATCTGCGAAAGTGGCCGTTTGAAAGGTGAAACTACCATTGCCTGCAGATAATGCTTGGTTACTTTGTGATGTTAATGCATTGTGAGACCCCACTATAGTGTGAGAACCCCCTGCGCCAGTTGATAACGATAGAGTTACCCCATTTTGATTTGTGAAAGCTAACCGGGCGACTGTCCCAGATGTGGCATTATCGGACACAGTCCAGGAACTATTAGTTATGGTCGGAACTGTATAACTACCTGTAATCGCACTGCCCGCTGAGGTCCCAAAGCTCATACCGTTGGCATTAGAAAAACTCAAAGTCTGAAAAGCATATGAGCCGTTTGCTGCACTTACGGCCTGATTACTCTGTGATGTAAGATAGTCCGTCTTTACAGTTGCGTAGATTCCCTGCGTGCCAGTGCTAAAGGAAACACCGTTAGAATCTGCAAAAGTAGCTGTCTGAAAGGTGAAACTACCATTAGCGGCTGATAAAGCCTGATTGCTCTGAGAGGTAAGGGCATTATGGGAGGCTGTTACTGTCTGGCCGTTAATGCCGAAAGAAAGGCCATTACTGTTAGAAAATACTACCTCGCCTAATGTCCCCCGAGTAGTCCCCGCCGAGATGCTTCCAGTATTACCTCCCCCACCTGCCGCCGCCGAGATTGTGATACTATTAGCATTTTGACTTAAAGTTACATTGGCGCCCCCAGCAAGTAAATATGTACCCGTGGACACGTTAGCTGTTACGCCTGCCGTGTTACCGCCTATCTGATGGGTAATTCTAGGATACTCTAAGCTCATGCGGTAAGCTCCGTCACTCTTGCCGCTCCGTCATTTGGGTCAGTGGCCCATATGCCTGTTAGCTGACCTGTAAAATTCCCATGAACTTCATGATATCCATTCGGATATATTCTTAGGGTGTAGTTAGTGCTTGAGGCTGTTCCGCTGCCATAAAGCAAGTATAAGAGCGCTGAAGAGTCATTGTAGACCGTTGCAGCAATTCTATTAACATTGCTTGCGAGTATAGTTGTTGAGCTGTTTGAGTCGTTTACATTGGTTATTGCCGCGCTTCCTGCTTTCCCCTGAGACACCGGCAATGGGTTAGCGCCAGTAAGTAAAGATTCACTATCCCCTGAGCCTACATCTATACGCACATGCTGGATATGTGAATCATCAGATGTAAGTTTAGTAGTTCTTACTCTGTAGCTGCCTAAAAGCCAGTTTGAAACGTCTGCAAAGAAGCTCATTCAGCATACTCCAATGGTATTTCGTCCGTTTCCACAACTGCCGAGCCGTCCTCTAGATGAACAATCTTGGCACGCCTTTTTTTTGGCCTGTTTTGTTCCACATTGATAACCATTGGCTGTTGCTTTGTACTTGCTACTTTCTCTTGTAGCAGCTCATCACGGGCCAGGCGGCGTTCTTCTATTAATTTTTCCCGTTCTGTCATGATAGTTTTGTAATGCTCTAGCTCTAGCTTCATGCGATCCATATTGGCTTGAGACGCCGCCAATTGAGCTTGCAAGTTTGCATGCATGGCCTCTACTTGCCCATCTTGCTGCACTTTTGCCGCCTCCAGCTGCAATTTCTGAGCTTCCAAAGCCTGCGTACTTTGCTGCTCTGCTAATCTCAATTGCAGCTCCTGTGCCTTAAACTCCAGATCCTGCTGCTGCATAGCCTGTTGCTGCTGAAGCTTTTGAGACTCAAGTTGTAGCTTTTGAGCTTCGATATCGGGCCCCTGGTCCTGTTTCGGCTGCATGGCTTGCTGTAAGGACTGCTTAAGAGTCTCCTCAATCTGCTTGCCGTCTTTAATGCCTCTAATTACAAAGAGAACCGTCTCCATTATCGGCGGTAATAGCGCTGGATTTTCTGCAGATGCTTTAGCCACTGCCCCGATACCATCAAGCAGAGTTTTGGCTAGGTAATTACGGTTTTCAATTTCCGCGTTCTGATTCATAGTAATAGTTGAATCAGTCTCGATATTAATTCTAATAATGCGCTGCTGGTCGTTCCTTAGTAACTCTAAAGCTGCCGGGAATATTTGTTGCTCTTCGGGCTTCATGAATGTATAGCCCATAATGTCTTGTAGAATCCGGTCGGGAAACTTCTTAAGTGCCAGGTCTACCAGCATTTCAATTGTATCCCTACAGAGGCGCTGGAATTCACGCTGTGTAGCCGAAAAGGCAAGAGAAATGAACTTTCCCTTTTGTTGTTGTGCGGCCGCTGTTTCTCTTGGATCTGAAATACCACGAAGAATGTCAGGCACGCCAAACAACTCATTGACTTTCTGCTCAAAAAACGTTACCGATTGAACCACGTTGGATATTGAATCCGCAATCTCCCGAATCGGAAAGAATTTTACGAGCCGGTCCAATCCGCCATCGCCGATTAGCTCTCTAAACTTCCCGACCGCTAAGAATATTCCCTCATCATCTAAATTCTGAAGGGCGCGAAGTTCTGGCACGTTGTCATCAAATACCCCTATTGTTTTGTAGCTTCTAATTAAACGTCGTAACCTATCTGCAACCGCATGCAGCTGGTCGATCATAGGCCTGATTTGAATGAACGCAGGCACTGGATACATGTCATCAGGACCACATGTTCCAAGCATAAACGGCGGGCAAGGAAAGAAGTTCACTAGCTCCCAGGGGTCTTTGTCCTCTATTTTAATAAAGTCCTCATCATAGCCCTCGCAGTCCCAATATACTTGCTTGGTTTGCTTATCCCAGGTTTCGCCGACAAACGCATAGAGAGTGGGGACCTCTACTTCGTTCTCTTTTTTATCTTTCTTCTCGTCGCTCAAGCTGGAGTATTTCAGCTTTTTCGCGATCTCTTCCCCAAAGTACTTGATGCACTCCTGCTTGCGCATGGGAGTTTTAAATCGGATCCAGTCTATCTCCTCCCAGTGCCTAGCATTGGGGGTGTGACAGTAGTCGCAATAGTGTAGTGGCACTGGCTCGCATTTAACGCCCTTTAGAGTTTCTACTTGTTCTTCGGTGAAGAATCCGTTTTCGTCCTGTAGTATTTCTTGGCCCTGAAACGGGGCGCCGCCTTCATCGATATATTGAGTTACTGGTTGCCCGTCCGGCCCCGGAACTTGAACAGCCTGATAGTTTTTACGCCTAGTTTCTGAGGTAATGTCTCCTTCGAAAATGATTCTGCAGGTTGCCTTTTCTCCATGGATATATGCATCTCTAGTCGCATACATAACCCGGTCAAATGGCGCCCTTTCCATCAGGTTTTTAGCGAGGCGCTCAACGCAAATCGCCGCAAGCCTGGCTGTCGGGTCCGATGCTGTATCAAAAGCCTTTTCCGCGACACCCACCGGAGTTCTGGAATAAATTGCAGGTTGAATAGTTTTACAGATTGACCAATAAAGGGGAAATCTAGTCTGTTCGTCGGCGCGAAAATCCTGTGCTTTGTAATCCCTACCAGCTAGATATTCCCTCACAGAGTCCTTAACATCATCCCGCCAGCGCTTAGACGCCTTTTCAGCAGCAGTCCACACAGTCCGCCAATAGCGAATATTAGGCTTGCCGTCTTTTGTTTCGGACTTCGCCTTAACTCCGTCCTCTTGATAGGCCTCGTTTTGTCCCTCAGTATTTTCCACTTGCGACCCTGCGTTTTAGGTGCTGATGTCTTTTAAATGCCTGTTCGAAAGTAATATTCATTTTAATATCACGCGAATCAAAAGGTGGAGGATCCGCATCGACAACCAAAGGCCGCGCCATACAGGCTAGGCGAATCGCATCGGGGGAGTGAGTTGCTTCACCATGCTCTGCGGCATCCTCCATTTTCTTTTCACTCGGGTGCCGCGGCAAAGCTGGCATATAGTCCCTAGCAGCCTGGCAGGATTCTACGAATAGAATCATTGGATGACGCACTTTGTCGTTGCTGTCTATTTCCTTACCAATTAGGCGTGAACGTAGCTGTGACCAGCCAGTTACCCGTGAGGTGTCTCCAAGGGTAAGGGGCACACCGCATTCCATGAATGTTTCTGCTATTGTTTTACCGCCTCTGTCTTGAAACGGTAACGAGTCTGTGATTGTGCTTAGGCCCTTTTCTTCCGAAGCAAGAGACCGAGCGACAATTCCCATTGCAATGTCTTCGTTTCTATATCTGAGACCCTCCGCTGGCTTATCCGGGTTACACCCATTCCATTCGCGGTATGCTATTAAACAGCCGCGTGGATACCATCTGGCACTGCCACTATGGTCTTTAAAACTTTCACCGTCTGATACAGCCCACCAATAGACTACAAAGGGTTCAGCGGTTCCCCAGTCGAATGATCGAAACCTGAACCAATGGGCGGGCGGGACAAAATCAGAAATTATGTGCCGGGCATCATCCCACTCGGGATAAAAATCCCCGACTGGTGCATCCCAATTACCCCGGTCAAGTGCGTCAATTAGGGCCGCATCGCCCAGGCCTTGCAGACGTCCTATATGCGCTTCTCTGTCGACAGATAGGTTATCCTCCACTCGACTTGGAATATATTGCCGTAAGAATCCATCTACTTTTTCAATTGCAAACTCCGGGCGCGCTTTAACAAAGTGGCGTCTAAAAAACCCAACAGAAACGCCAATAGGATTTGCAGTATAAAGAATCTTAGGAAATTTGTCCTTAAGTTCAATGGGCAACGTAGCTCTCATATCTTCACTCATTCGCACCCACCCCCTGATAAACCGCAAACACTTTTCAGGTATTTGCGTAGCCTCGTCCCAAGCGACAACGTGTTTTTCCCGGCCCTGGTGTTTATCCAAGGCTCTTTCGTCCAAGCAATGTTCAAGGCTGATAAGGCTGCCGTTCTTAAATCTGACTTCTGTTTGCGTGAGTTCAACAATTCCTTGTTGTGCAAGGGGCGCAAGCCTGGCTCTGAAACCGCTTGGCCCGTACATATGGTTCCCGATGACATCATCGAAGTGCTTACGGAAGATTGCGGATTGTAGTCCTGAAATCCAGAGGCTCCAGACAATAAGGGCCTCCCTGACAAAGTGGGATTTCCCCCCTTCTGAGGCGCCACCAAAGAGAATCTCCGTTGCTGGAGAGTCAAAAGCCTGTTTTTGCCGGGGCCAGAGTTGTACATCCCAATTAATTTCCATCCGCTTGTTTGGTAATTACCCTTACAATCATCTCCATAGGTCCGCCTTCTAACCCAGTAACTTCCGTGCTTACCTTAGGCCTGCCAAACCCTCTGTCCAAAATCTCAGCTGCTGCCTGCATCCGTTGAAACAACTTTGCATTGGGGTCGCGCATTACAGAGACAACAAACTCCACAGCTTCAGCTCCATACTTTTGACACTCCGTCGCGAGCGCAAATATAGCCTTCGGCCTTCCACCGGGATTTGGACAACTGCCCTTCTGGAATTGGCCGCTATGCCGTTGCCCTGGTTTAAGCCCCCTTGCCATGTTTAATCCTGTGCTATCGCTAGTGTCACAGTAATGTCTGACGAACTTGCCCCAGTGTACGCTCCTCTAGCGACCAGAGCGCCGTATAAAGTGCCTTGCGAAGCGGACGTGCTCGATAGGCCTTGGATTGGAAGAGCGAGACCAGAGAGATATTTCACACCATTATCTACAAAGTTAAAGCGCGAGGCCGCTGCTAAATTCACCACCCCTATAATCTTTGGCAAATCTGCATCAGCCGGGGAAAACGCACCGTTGTTTGTAAAGGTCGTATTCGTTGGGTCTTGCCGAAACAACACTAAATCCATATCTACCGCCTGAGCCGCCTTGTCCGATATGTCTACGGCAATGACATACCCAGTGCCCACACTGTTACGGAGCGCGTTTGTAAACGTCATTTTTGTGCCCAACAAATCACCTGAAGCATAGGCGCTGCCCGTGTCCACTGTCGGGGATGCGCTGATAAATCTCGTGGGCACGACCTGCTGAGCACTTGCAATTGCCGGTAATAGCAATAGTGCTATTAATAATCGTTTCATCTTTGTTTCCTCCTTATAATCCAAAAAGTTCCCCCGCTCGTGGTCCCGCCAGTAGACGGCAAGGCACTTTCTAAGAACGCACGATAAACAAACGCTAAATGTGCTCTATCCCCATTCCCTACTGAGCTATCTGGTAATGGAAGTGCAGAATAAACCCCATAAAATACGCTAATGGATGCGCGCTTATCCGCTGTGTCTATTGCTGCAAAAACTGGCTCTGCAATTAATAGCAGAGCCATGACCATTATTAGCGCTTTACGCATTAGCTAGCCTCACCTCGTGTAAACGTAGTCCCGTTGTCACTATTACTAAATGTGCAAAGTGAAGTGCTTGCATCATCTTTAAACAATGTCCCCGTAGAACTAGTCTGAGTCAGCTTATGCCGCCCTAGCTGATATAGATATTTAATCATAGTTCCCAATGAACTAGTTCCATTCGGACAAGCTGCGAGCTCGACACTTGCATTGTCGAGTTTACACCCAGCATCAGGCTGAACAATGTAATTATCGTTTACAGAGATTAGGCTTGATATATCAGCCGCTGTAAGAATAGTTTCGCCTGTATTGGTGCTATCCACGATACAGCTTTTAGCTTCAACAAGCCCAGCTGAGTCATAAAGCACGATTGCAAACCCATCATTAAATTGGTCATCGGCATCTACAGCGCTGGTTGCAAGTGTTAGTGTAGTTCCTGATTTAGCAGCCAGTTTGCCGTCAAAACCAAAGCTGTTTGCACTGCGCAATGTAACTCGTAAATTCATCGGGGCCATGTTAGTAGCGCCCTTGCATTGCAGCATTACCCAATTCACACCAGCGCTTGATGCAATCGCTGCATCTGGCACACAAAATTCATAGTGGCCGGGCATGTTTGTTGAATCTATTTGTTTAAACCCACCGTTAGATGCCCCTGGGTGTGTGCCAAGAGTCGACGTGACTAGCGTAATCGACGTTGCCCCAGTCCCAGCATTTTGCCGATAGTGGTAACAACTTAACCCCGCAGTATTATATGCCAGACCAGTAAGCCCCGCTCCAGTTGTGCTACTAGAGTCAGACACAAACACGTCAAAGCACTGTAACGTTGATCCCCCTGCAATCTCGGTATCCGCAAACGCAATGCTTGGGATTAGTAAGGTTGCTAAAAATAGTATACGCTTAAACATTATTGTGCGCCTCCTGCTACGTGATTGTGATTCTTAAGTCCGCCACTGCCAGCCGGGGCGGTGACATCAGATAAAACTAGATCAATAATTGCTCGACGAGTATCGGTCTCAGAAAATGACCCGGCATCAGTGCGGCTTGTATAATACATTGATGTACCTAACGGCAAGCTGTTCATTGCTCCGTTGGCCGTAAAATCTACGTACCATAGACCGGTTGATGTCCCCCCGGTGGATGCCGGTTTTAGAGTCGCACGATATGCAGTGCCACAACTAAACGTATAGCCTTCCGAGAATGAGCCCTCAATAAACCCGCCACTCCCGGAGGTGTCATAGTCTGTATCTAGCGTGACGGTTTGTCTGACTGTTGTGCCCTCGTAAATTACTAAATCTATTGTTGAAGCAGCTGCGTTTAAATAACCAGTTGCCCGTATTTTATCTATCTTAAATGTGCTGCAAGATGCTGAAGGAATGGTAAAGATGTTACCGCGTTCATCCGGAGTAGCGTTAGCTCCAAAATCAAATTGCGCCGCAGATTGAGGCTGAAAACCGTAGTAAGTAGAGCCACACTTGTAGCCAAATATAGGGGGGCCTGAGCGGTATGTAGTCACAGGCGACCCGCCGTTGTCGTTTTTAGTCCAAGTCATCGGGTAACGTGTTCCGTCAATGTTCTGATTTGAATAGGTAAATGGTGCGTAGTTTGACCCGTTAATTGTGCCACTCCCGTTGTATATTACTACCCCTGATAGAAACTCACCCTTTGTGCATGTATAGCTGCTTGTTAGGGTAGTGCAGGAAAAATTTCCCGCGCCTGGTAATGTTATGTTCCCCTTAGCATTAGCGCTAGATTTAATAGTTCCGTCCGCTCGTGCTGATGTGTTGACTCCTTGTAAAGATACTTGGTAACCGGGAGGGGTCCCGGCTGGAGTTCCTTCTCTTGTGCATAGAGCATCAATTGCACATGCTTCTTCACACTGGAACATATATTCAATCTGGTCGTTCGCTTCGTCTAAGTTAAAATCATTCCATGATGCCGACATGGTATTGGAAGGAAACGCCGGGATTATAAGTTCGCCCACGTCTGCAGCAAATGCATTTGTCACAAATAGTAAAGTAAATAATGCAAGTAACTTTTTCATTTTAATAGTCTTCCTCTTTTAATTCTTTGCCCGCGACCTGAGCCTTGCGCTGTCGGAGTCCCTCCCTCTGACGTTAATAACCAGCCAGCATCAGAACAATTGGTTGATGTTGCACGTCCATAACTGTCTAAAGTCGGATTCTCGTTTGCCCCTCCAGTGTCCCATCCAGCTGTTTGCCATGCGGACCAAGAATTATATACAGTGCCGTTTACTGTACTGTCGTTATTGCCGAATATTGTGCCCTGAAAAGCATCACCTGTGCTTTTATATATGCAATTGTTTTCAATCACCATTTTGTTACCGCTAATATGATCAGTATATAGTGCGTCAGAACCGTAATGATTCACTCTTACATCAGAACTCCCATCACCACTCGAGGGCCATGTTCCCGAATGATCTGATATGCAAATATTAAGTTCAGCATTCACAGATGGTGTTCCTGCCGTGGCATCAGTGTTATCAGGATTGAAAGCAAAGCAAAATGTGTTTGTATTGATAATTGTATTGTAGGCTACGTAGATATCCGTAAAATCGTCTGTGTTAGCTCCCAGATCTTTTACCTCAATCCCGCCATTGTCCATGTCATACAAATAGTTATATTTAATATCTGTGTGTGGGACTCCCCCACATGCTATCCCCGGGAAATCCACTCTAGTGGTAACAATGTTTTGTAAAATCTCCCCGCCCGTTGCTCCTAGATCCCCGTGCTTGATTTTTATTCCGTAGCCATTGCCATCTGTAGACTTGCACACATTGAAATTAACCTTAAACAAATCACAGTCCATTACCACTATATCAGACGTGTTTTGATTCTCGCTGTCCCCTATCTCGTAAATGTTATCAAACATGTTATGAGTTGCGCTAACACTGTCAGCTGATGATCTTATCGATATCCCAGCACAATTTAAGGATCCGCACTCGCCGTGTAAGTCATGAATATAGTTATTGTAGGCCTTGCCGCCTGTAAGCGGTCCCTCGTAGTGTATTCCGACCGTATTATACCCGCTTACGCCTGATGTAATTTCGAACCCAATTACATTGATATAATCAGACTCACTAAGCTTAATAGTGTCTACGGAAGTCGGGGCAGTAGACGCCCCATCAATCACTACCCCATTACCCACCCCGGCTTCCCACCATGTTTCGCCGGGAGCGGCAATAAACGTGATATTATCTGACGAAGTGCCATCTTTATTTGTTAAGTATATATGCCTGGTGTTTCCGCTCCACATACTTGAGTAAGTGCCTGCCCGATGGACATAGCAATCGCCTGCCACCGGAGCATGATAGCTCCCCATGCCTGTATCAGATGTGCAGCGCCAGTCCCATTCATCTGTGATACTGCCAGTTCCAGCACAATTGGTTTCATCATCATCTATCCAATAAGTTGCCCCACTGCCGCTATGACAGGTGAAAGTGCTTAGCGCTGCACAGCCCGTAGTAGTGCCATTAGTATTGCAAGTTTTAAACTCACCAGCTGAACAAGAGCCTTTGTAACTGACTCCTGGCCGCACATAGTAATTAGTGTCATCACAATCTGTGTATGTAGTTCCCGCTCTCCCTAGAGTTCCATCAGACGTATACCCATCCCCGTCCTGGTCCGGACTCGGGCATAACACGTCAACTGCGCCGCTTAGGTCAGTATCAACCCCGCATCTAGTATCTGCTGCTAGCGAGTCAGACGCACCCAGAAGCGCCACAGCAAGCGCAAAAATGGCATGAGAGAGATGCCAGAGATGGCTCTTTCTCGCTCCTCTGTTCGTTCTTCGTCCGCTGCTGTCATGCATGGTTAGGCTTTCTTGTTTGCTGCTGATGCGACAATTCCAAAAACGGATATGAGTCCTCCGATAAACTTCTCGTCGGTTAGAAGTTTAAGAAGTGCATTAGTGGCTTGGTCTGCCACTTCTGGCGCTGCTAGACCTTTAGCTACCAACCAGCCGCCAAGGAATGTTAGACCGTGGCGAATGAGACCCCCAACATAATCACTCACTAACAGTTTCTTTACCCAATTAACCGGATTGATTGAGTCTAATATACCCATTATTTCACCTCGATTGATGAGACTGAACCGTCTGCAATTAACTTCTTAAGCCTTTGCGCCTGTGTCGTCGTATCATTATCCTGAGTGTCATTGCCGATGACAGTTCCACCGCAGGCTGCAATCACGACGCCTTCCCCAACTTTCGCTAGTCTGATTTGCGAGTCTTGTAGCCCTGACGATGAGCTTGAGGATGATGAATCCGGCACACTGTCAACAACATCAACACCAGAGTCCTGAGCCGCCGCCACAATCTCAGGCACGTCTCCAATATCAACTGTAAAATCCCCGCACTGAGTAATGTTAGTGTCCGTCGAAGAGCTGGATTCACTGCCGCCTCCACATGCAGCGAATATCAAAACGCTAAATAGTCCGAGCCTTAACATGTCCATTGATATGCCTCCCCCCATTATCTGTATGAATGTTTCTGACTTTCGAGAACTGCAACTCGGGTCTCAAGTTCATGTGCGAAACAGCGAAGGTCCTCCACTGTTTCCGATAGCTTCTCGTTCGCTTTGTCGTTCGCTGCCACCTGACGATTGAGGAACCAAGCAAATACAGCGAAAACATAGCCAACGCCGTCTCTAAGATACTCTGTAATGTCGCCCACATTGAGTCCTTAATTCCCGTTTACAGCTATGAGTAAATATAAAGTATGTATATGCGCCATATTGGAATGATAGACCGCGGGGAGCCAATGGTCTAGCGTTTTACTAAGAAAAGTTGTTGCGTTTTGGGCTAGGCCATTGCCCGGATTTTATTGACTGGATGGTAGAGGTGCTGATTTTGAGGAATCTGTGCGGCCTTATAAAGGCGACGGCAACGGCGGACAAATTCTTTATGTTGAGCGCTAGGCCATCCGAGCATGTGAGTTATTGAGCGGACTGTTGTGTCTAGCCCGAACATATCCGTATAGGCATTTTCTCGCAGTACTTTATCGATACTGACCAAGTCTCTAACCCAGCACATCAGCACTGCACACCAGAGCTGGTATTCCGGATTCTGCGCGTTTGACGGCTCTATATCTTCAGCTCTAAATCGCGGGCTTACTGCCATGCACTCACTCCTCCACTCTTCGACCTCATCCTCAACGTGACTTAGGATCATATTCTAGGTGAATGTGAGGTGGATTGTATTCTGCGACTACGTCGTAGTCTGGTCCGCAGGCTCTTTTAATTTTATTGATTAGCAAGTCGATGTAATCGCGTAAGCGCAGGTCTATAGCCTGGCCTTTGTAGTGCAGGGAGCTGCTCATATGTTTGCTATCTCGTCCTGCGGTAATGGTGGGTTCTAGTCCGAATTCCTGGAAAATTGCTTGGAGTTTTGGGAATGCATCCTGGATTTTAGGATGGAGGTTGGAAATGTCTGCGCCGGGTTTGATTTTCATGTACAGTACGAATGTTCGCAGTACGTACCCGACTTACGCCTGCTTGATACTAGGATAGTATACACTTCTCCTTAAAAGCATTAACCACACTTTTTTTAGGAACCCATGTATGTAGAAGTTAAGAAATAAGAAGTGGTATAAAAAAATAAAAACCATTTTAGCTAGTTGCTTGTCAAGCACAAAATGACAACTCTGCGGAATCGTTCACATTGTCACGTCCGTTCTTATTGGCCAATTTGGTCAATGTATACGAGTAATTTAGTAATATCTTATAGAACGTTCAACGGAAAATAATATGTCGCAGTGTAAATAAAATGTTTTTTTCTAATTCAATCTATTTATTTCAGCCTACGAGTATGCCCGATAAGTGTTACCCAAACCACCCCTAAAACCAACTTCTTAAACTAACGCCCGAACTTATAAGCCATTGCGAACATTATCAAAAATAAAGTTCTCAAGTAAAATGAAAATTCGTTCGATAGTAAAAAAAGTTGTTGCATCCTTTGTTAAGTAGATGATATCTTAACAATATTACAAACACTGCTGTTCTAGCAGCCCTTTTGGTAAGGTTATCGGGCATGGGGCATAGAACAGCTCAAAACCTGTCGGGGGTTTATGAGCGAAAAGACTTTTCTAGATGTTGTAACGGACCTTGGCCTAGCATTAGATACCAGAGCTAGGCTACTAAAAATATCAAAACTAAGCTGGGACCAACAGCCCAAGGCATTCTTACGAATCATCTGGGACAGCCTTCGCATATCTGTGCAGCGGCGCGTAGTTTCGCAATTCGGCGCTCGCGTTGAGCATGAATCAATCGAGATTCCAGTCGATTGTTGGGGAGTCGAAGGCACATACGACGAAGAAGGCTTCTACTATCCCCCCTGCCGCGTTGAACACCGCTATACAGCTTACAGAAACGACATACTGGGCCCCCTCAACTATCCGCACGACAACGAACAGGACGCCCTCGATGATTGCTTCGAGTCCCTAGCGGACGATTACTCAGCGGCGTTATTCTTTAAGCTAATTAAGCGCCCAGGCTTAACCGTAACTCAACCTCTTGTGGAGTTATAAGCCATGGAACTAATTGCAATAAATACACCTGAGTGGCTAGCGGCAAGAAAGATTGGATCTTCAGATGCCGCGGCTATTCTAGGTGTCAATCCATACCGCACACCTTATCAAGTGTGGGCCGAGAAAATCGGCGCTGCAATGCCAAAAGAACCGAACGAGGCTATGCGCTGGGGACAACTACTAGAGCCAGTGATTGCTGGGGAGTTTGCAGCTCGAACTGGCCTAAAGGTTGAAAAAAATCTCACAATGAAAGTGCATCCAGAACTCGACTGGATGACTGCGACCGCAGATTTCTTTTGCTGGGACAATAACGAGTTCGGCTTACTCGAAATAAAGAACGTAAACGCCTACAGCAAGGAATACGATGAGGAGTCTATCTCTGACTCCACCTCTGTACAGATAATGCACCAGATGGCCGTTTACGGCCTTTCCTGGGCCTACTGTGCTTACCTGGTCGGGGGCAACAAGCTGCTATGGCAGAAAACGTACCGCTCTGAGCCACTAATCGCCAAAATAATTGAAGAGGAAAAGAAGTTCTGGCGGCTGGTGGAGGAGAAAACCCCTCCCCCATTTTCCGGGGGTGACGGGTCTCTGCTCGATGAAATGTACCCCACTTCAAATCGGCAAGCAATACAACTCGATACTAGCGCGGACAGGCTCGCAAAGGCCTATCTAGCCGCTCGTGTTGAGGTCAAACACGCGGAAAGCAAAGCAGATGACCATTCAGCTAAGCTTAAAGCCAAGCTCGGCGGCTATGAAATGGGTTACGCCGGGTCATATCGAATCTCTTGGAAGTCGGTCGCAAATAAAAACTATAGAAAATTCACAGTTACGGAGTTGAAAAATGTCTAAACCAAACGAGCTACTTGAAAAAGTTGTTGCAAAGGCAAATGGGGAAGCCGGTAAACCTCTAACTTACGGAGATCAGGTCAAATTATACCTAAGCAAACCTGAGGTACTTTCTGAAATTAGAACGGCACTACCGAAGCATATCACGGCGGAGCGGCTAGCCCGAATAGCGTTAACAACAATCAGGACAACACCTAAGCTGCTTGAGTGTTCCCTATCTTCGCTCATGGCCGCAATAATGCAGAGCGCACAGCTGGGGCTTGAACCCGGACTACTAGGGCACTGCTATTTTGTCCCCTTCCGCAACAATAAAACATGCCAATCTGAAGTTCAATTTATTATTGGATACAAGGGGTTAATCGACTTAGCAAGACGCTCTGGTGACATCGTCACGATTGCGGCGGGGGCTATCTATTCGAACGATAAATTTCTGTACCGCAAAGGTTACGAGGAAATACTTGAGCACGAGCCAAACTTTCAAAATCGGGGGGAACTAATCGGGGTCTATGCCTACGCCACAACTAAGGATGGTGGCCGCTATGGCGACGTAATGACCTTGGAGGATGTCAACCGCATTAAGTCCCGCTCTAAGGCTAAGGAGTTTGGGCCCTGGGTTACTGACTTTGAAGAAATGGCGAAAAAGACAGTGCTTAGACGCCTTGCTAAGTACTTGCCCCTATCCATAGAAATCAACACAAAAATACTTGAAGACGAGCAGAAAGAGTTTTCAGACGCGACCGAGATCGCGGTTAACATGCCGGAACCATTGGCACTCGGGGGAGTGTACCAAGCGGTAACACCGGCCATTGTCGAGGGCGTTGGAGGGTTCGAGGAGGGGTCGTCAGATGTTTAGCCGTGCCCGACACACGGCAATGCGGCTTGAGCATTAATCAGGTGGGCAAACGCGGCCCGGCTCGCGTGACGGCTCGGAGAGACGAGCGTTTTAAAGCAGTTTTTAATAACATTTCATGACTATCGTGGACATGGCAAAAATAGTTTTTAGCTTACGACTAGATCAAACAGTTGTAGATGCCTACAAGACTGAAGCTGAGAAGCAACAAAAAACGGTTTCTGCTCTGATGTCAGAGGTTTTAACTGAGAGTGCAAAACGTAATACGATCGTATTACGAAACGTATTACATCGTAATACGAAACGTATTACGAAATCAGAAACCGCTGCCCTTGCTTCTGCGTACAAGCATGCCGACAAGCACGGCAATGAAAGACACCAACTTGATGACTTTAATAATCTTTGGCTTTCAGACTTTGAAACGAACGGAGTAAGAGAATTCTTTACCAAGCGAGGGCTAGAACCGGACTACTTTGAAGATGCTTTTCGAGTTCTTGACAATTGGTTCGATAAAAAGCCGGATGAACTAAACAAATCAAAATGCCACGCCCGCTACCTAATCGGCTGGCCCCTAGACCGCGCCTTAGAGAGTCAAACAATCGCACAAAAAGCTAAGAGATTTACACCACAGCACCAAATAGAGAAAGGCAGCAAACGCCTGAACGCATTTAAAACAAACATTGAAGGTCAATTATATGGCAACGAAAGAGAATGTTTTGAAGTTAATGTACTACCTAATGATCGAGTTTCCACACTTCGAGACACACGCAGAGAAACAACAGCTTTGGTACGAGCATCTCGGCGGCTTCTCCCCGGAACAACTGAAGAGGGGGGCAGATCACTACCTAAGTACGAGCCGGAGTCCCCATCCGCCATCATTGCCGCAATTGATTGCGGCGATTAAGGACACTGAGCCACGCAAGCGGTCTGTTGTTAGCTACAGCAAAGAAATGCTTACTTATAGTGAGAAGGAAATACAGCGCAAAGTTTGGGAAGAGGCGCGAGCAAGATATCCGCACTTATTTAATAAGTCGGGTGGAGAAACAGACGCATGATTATTCTGCTGCGCCCCTTGAAATGGGGCAGACGTTGTCATGTTTTGCGAGCGTATAAAGGCATTTCTGCTGAATATATGGCCAAAAAGACTTTGATTTCAAAATATCGGTATAGCCGGTTTGAAAACGGGTGGTGCCGGTTGTCTGAGGAAGAGGAGCGATTAGTTGCGCAGGTTTTAGGAGTGGTTAAAGAGGAACTCTTTAGCCCGGTTTTAATTAGTGACACAGAAACACACGAGGATACGTTATGAGCAAAGAAAATCACGTGGTTGAAGTTGTAAATGTTAGTGCATGGAAGGTAGTTCTTAAATTGTTTGTCTATACAATTGTTGTTCCGTCTATTGTTGGTTTAATCGTGCACGCCTTTGCGCTGGGTGTATTTAGAACTGAAAACTATCTCGGGCATCAACTTGGAGAGGTGTCAGACGCAGTAGCGCAGGCTGCTGGCTATCAACTTCCCTCTGCTCAAGAAAACTACTCACTTGATGATGTCATCGATTTAGAAGCGACACTACATGACATACATCCGGATTTAGTACGGTCTATTATCAAGCAAGAAAGCAGGGGCAATGGCTGGGCCGAGAGTAGCGTCGGCGCAATGGGACTTATGCAGCTAATGCCAGATACTGTTAAAGCCTGTGTAAAAGCAGGGATACTGAAAGACGGCGGCGCTGCATACGACGAAAAACAAAATGTTAAGTGCGGCGTTTGGTGGCTTAAGCATTCTCTGCGCGAGCAAAATAATTCTATTAATCGCGCTCTACAAAACTACAACGGTGGACCTAGATGTATCGATAGATGTGAAGAATCTATCGGCTATGCAAAGTCTGTAATGGCCACATTTGCGACCCGCAGTTTTGGATTAAAAAAAGTAAATAAAAGCTAGAAAATGAGCGGCAAATAATGCTAAGTTCAGCATCTAAACATTCACATTTGGGCTTTAAATCAGTGAAACCGCGGGTAGTAGCACGCAAGTTTTACACGATAACTAACGCTGTAGAGCTTGCGACACTGCCCGTGCTCATTGTTCAATTCTTAGATGCTGAATGCGTAACTGCGCATACTCACAAGGCTTACTCAAATTCGCTCAAACATTTCCAGAATTTTTTAGCCGGGAAATGTAACAGGGCTGTTACAGTTCTGAGCTATAGTGATGTTTCCAGAGCTTTCGTAAAAGACTTTTACAACTATAGACTACTGGTTGAATCTCAGGCATCAGCGGAACTGAGATTACGAGTTGTAAAGTCATTTTGCAGCTGGATGCACCGCCGGTATTCTGTAGAAAATCACGGCATTAATGTTTCAACTAACTTAGCACCATCCATTGACTTTAAAGGGCTTACGTCGGCGCAATATCTCGCCTTTACTGCTACTGCAAAAAAACAAAAATCTCCGCTGCGCCGCTTTATTCCTATGCTGCTAGTGGGCACCGGTTTAAGAAATAATGAAGCACGACATTTAACGCTAGCTAACATCTCGAAGGATGCTAAGTGGCTGCTGCGCGTTAAGGGCAAAGGCGGCAAGATTCGTAACATTCCCCTTACGGACGAAACAACAACCGAATTACAGATATATATGTGGTGGAGACAAGATTTTGGTTCCCCCCCTGATTCCCCGCTCCTTCTCTCCCGCGTGGGTGGTCACCTGGGCAACAAAACTATCTGGCGAATTGTGCAAGTAATTGGCGCACTGTCGGGGCTACCCGAAGATGTTTCACACCCCCACGCTCTTAGACACACGTTCGCCTATCGCACGCTAGAGCATCTGGAAAGTACAGGTATAAAGCCGGGCCGCGCGCTTAATATTCTTAAAGACATTCTTGGGCACTCCAGCATTAATACAACTATGCGTTACTTGGGCAACCAAGAAGAAGACGTGTTTGAGCTGATGCGGGGAATGAAATGAGTGTGCAATTTAGCGCAAAGAAACCGCACAAATATAAGGCGGTGCCAACGTGGGTGGATAATATTAGATTTGACTCTAAAAGAGAGGCGCTGCGGTATACGGAACTAAGAACGCTTCAATCGGCAGGGAAAATCAAAGATTTAAAGCTTCAAGTGATTTTTCAATTCTTTAGCGCCGGTATTGAAATAGACAGATGGCGCATTGATTTTACGTACGTAGAAAACGGCAAGAAGATCGCAGACGACCCCACCGGGTTTCTAACAGGCAAAAAGATGAAACACATGAAGTACTTTGAACAGCAGTATCCTGATTGGGAGTTAAGATTAACATGAAATATCTAGCACTATGGTTTATCGCGGCATGGTTCGCGGTGGTTTGGTTCGCAAACTTAAACAAATACGACAGATGAAAGGCTATAACATCGGACCGTTCACAACAAAAGCAGAGGCTGAAGCATGCGTCGACTCAGGCGCTCAGCTTTTGCGTTGGCATATACAATTTGGCACACAGAACTGGCCATACGATGGCCCGTGGCAGTCGTATACATCAAACTTAGAGGCCTTTATAGCCCATTGCAGGAGGGAGATTCTTCCAGCGACTAGAGGCCGGGCTCAAGTTATTATTAACGTGCTTGATGCCCCTGGCGGTGTTGATTCTAGGCGCCGGTTAAACTGTCTCAAAAATGCTGTGCAGCGGGCTTGGTTAGTCGCTACGTTTAATAGATTAGCAACAGAATTTAAAGACGAGCCTGATATTTTGGGCTACTCGCTAAATGAACCGGGCGGTGATGCTAGCGAGCTTAAGCGGTTGATGTTTAGTCTTTGGGCTACTGTTACGAGAGTCAATGACCAGAAGATATTTTGCGTAACTAACTCATTTGGACAGCCCGGAAATTTTAGCGACATTGCATTCATAGACGCGCCAAATGCTTGGCATGAGGTGCATTGCTACGAGCCTATGAGTTTTACGCATCAGGGTATACCGGGTTATGGATATGGTGTCGCGAAAAAATATCCTAGCTTAACTTTTGGCAAGAGGCGATTAGAGCGCAAACTTAGGGATGTTTTTAGGTTCCAACGTAAGCATCCTGGCGCAAACATATTCGTTGGTGAATTTGGCGTTTCGACCGTGGCTGATGATGCGTCACGATTAAATTATATTCGCGATTGTAAAGAGATTTTTGATAGTCACGGCTATCACTGGGCCTTTCACTCATGGGGCGCTGGCCATTGGTGGAGTCCGAGTGATGATATCATTAATTTGTTGAGATATCGATATTTCTTAGGGGTAACTCCCCCAATTGAGGGTTAAGGCAAATGACATTACTATTCTTCGCATTAGTGCAATTTATCTGGAACGCATCAGTTCAGCCGCCGAACGTAGATAAATATGTTTTATGCGCAAGCACAACTAGAGGCAAGTGTGACAAAACAACGGAGACCACGGGGCTAGAGGCCGCATTAGACTTAGACGTAACTCAAACTTGGTATGTGTTTGCTAAAGCGGTAAATCAGTTTGGCGAGAGTGGGCCAAGCAATGTTGTAGTCGTAGGGCAACCAACTATTATTCCGGATATTAAGTGCCAAGCTATTGACGAGCTTAGAAAAAGCTTAGAGCTTGAGAAGAGACTTAGAAAAGTTTGTGGCAAGAAATGCGCGAGGGTGAAATGAGCGAAGAAAAACCATTTTTATTAAACGAGGAGCAAATAAAAGCATTAAAAAATGGTGGGGATCTTCAAGACTGTGAAATTTGCGGGCGCTTAACTGTCTCCAAAAAAGGCTGGTGTCATACCTGCTTTTCTTTATGGTACGACGGAGAAACTGATCCGGTTGAGATTAAGCGGCATAGCCTGCATTGGCCTGTTGATTCCTTTAAAGCATATATTAAGAGCAACTATGATGATTAGTCATTATGGGTTAATGAAAAACAAACTAATAAGGGCAGTAACTATAAGGAGAGTGATTAGTACGCATGATGCAAGCGCGACAACCGGGAATACGCCTTCTGCATCATGCTGGGAGTACACTATACCAGGCTGGGTAGTCTATGACGAAACGTTCCACAGCGAAGAAGAGGTAGTAAAACAAAAGCGGATTGACACGATTGTAGACACGATCAAAAGGAGCAAAGCAGATGAAAAAGCCAGTTATTAAGAAAAACTTAAGAAGTGAAGCAGCAATCAAGAGAGTTATTAAGGAATGGAATGATGTACGTGTGTCAACCGGGAACACGCCTACGGTGACATTTTGGAGAATGACTGACAATGATGGGACGTTTGCTACAGATGAAGTGCTAGCAAAGCTTGATTTGCGCGATTTTATCAAAAAGAGAAAGCCCCTAACTGGTGTCAAAAAGCAGCTTGATGCGATTGTTCGGGGGAAGAAAACTAAATAAATTTCTAGCAGTCCCTTAAGAAAGGAGGGTTTTTCTATGGTTGTTATTTTTGGAGAGGATGCGAACTATGTTGATGATGAAGTTTATCGTCTGCGAAATTGTGGGGAGGCGGTCAAAGGCGTTTGTACGCTGTTTGGTCTTCGGAGTATTTTGCGGGAGTACAAAACTCATTCCATAACAGTACGACTTATCCCAGCGCATCATGACCGTGACGAGAGAGATATATTACTTTATACTCTCGGCGAAAAGCCCGTTGATGCAATGTTTGCGAACATGGGCTCGTAGAAAGGCAGGTGATTATATCTCCCTACCGGTGTGGCACGGATGCCGCACCATCGGGGGGTTAGCGTTTTTGGACTTGGGGGACTGCTTAACTTAATGGAGGACTGAATGAGATACACAGCAGAGCTAAAAGACTGCAAAAACGGGCTTGATATAAAGCTTAGAAGTCACAAGCCAAAAAAGCTTGAAGAACAGGTAAATCGCTTGCATCAGCTGGCTTCGATGTTTAGCTTAATAGTTATTGCGCTCTTCGTGCTGTTTGCGTTGGGCGTTGTTACAGCGTTTATGTAATAAAGGAGGTGATTTCGTGGCTAAGAAAAAAGGCGGAAAGAAAGGAGGTAAAGGATGCTAAATGATTAATATTTGGAACCCATTTCGATGTAAAAGAACCCTAACATATGGAGAGAAAATAATTATGGGAACTTTAAATGATGTAATTGGAAGCTTGGATGAATTAAAGTCTTTTGTTGCTTCGGTGGATGCAACTGTTGAGGCACTTTATGACCAAATCAAGCTGTTTACGAATAGCGGTATTACTTCAGAAGTTGCTGACCAGCTGTTGGCAAAAGTCGCTGAAGTAAGAAGCGCAGTAGATAAGGTGCAGTCTGACGATGAGCCGGCTGTAGCTTAAGCAATTTAATGGGCAGTCGGGGGCCCATGTTTTATGTATTTAATGTTACGAGAACAAGAGGGGGGAAATGAAATTAGAACCGTTATACGACAGGGTTATTGTCGAAAAGATTCACGAAGATGAAATGTCACCAGGGGGGCTTTATATTCCCGAACAGGCCAAAGAGCGTCCTTTTAGGGGCCGGGTGCTTGCTGTAGGCCGTGGCAGAGTTTTGAGTAATGGAGAGATTTTGCCGCCTACTATTAAGGAAGGTGATGAAATTATTTTCGGCAAATATGCGGGCTCCGAGGTCAAGATTGATGGTAAGCACCTGCTTTTGTTGAAAGAAGATGATATCTTTGCTCGGGTGAATAGTTAGTGTAATATGAGAAGGGAATGTGCCGGATAGGATTTGAACCTATGACTTCCGAGGTAGCATCTCGACGTTCTGTCCTGCTGAACTACCGGCACGTTCATTTTGGGAATTACTATTATGAATAGAAGCTTTATACATTTCTTGGGTGGCATGAGCTCTATTTTCGACATAGCTCCCCGCTGTGATTTTGCTCGTTTTATCCCGATTGAAAGCGATGTTGAATTGTTGCATGATTGTTTTGCATCGGCGTGGTCGGATTTAATTGGTGCTATAGAGGGAGAACACGAATCAAATGAGCAAGTCGACTCGCAACAACAACGTAGCCTCTAGAACAATTACGAAAGACGGCCTCCCAACTGAAGGGCCAAGAGTACAGGTGATGGCGTCGTCTTTTCAGGGACCCGTCCCCCCACCTGAAGTATTGGCCTATTTTGAAAAAGTGTTGCCTGGGGCCGCTGACCGGTTTTTCCGTTTGGCGGGGCTGCACGCTCAATTCAGAATAGATGCTACCATGAAAGGTATTGCTAAAGAGGAGTTGATAAAGACTCGGGGCCAGTGGTTTGGGTTTATAATAGCTGTATTGGCACTTGGGGTAACTGCCTATTTAGGCTGGCTTGGACACGCAACTGCCGCCGGTACTGTCGGCAGTGTGACGGTTCTTGGTCTTGTTTCCGTGTTCATTACGGGCAGAGCTGTCGATTCGGGGGAACTAAAACGAGGGTTTACAGTAGATAAGGGCGCTACCCTCGCATCAACTT